CGTCAATGTTATCTATAACAGGATAATATTGAGATGGCATACAACCCTTTGCCCCCCAGAACTCATAAGAGCCTATTGAATCGTCTTGCCAATGAAAAGTGACCTCAACATCAATGTCTTTGTAATAATCTGTGTTTAATGTAAATTCTGCTGTCATTTTACTATTTTTGTTAAGATTTTAATAAAATTACCCGGCTTGCCATTTCTAGGACTATCATTTCCGAATTGTAATTTAATACCAATTTTTGACATGTGCAAATAAAAAGCACAATATTTGCAATAAAAATGAAATATTTTTTATTTTCATTGAAATAAGTTAAATTTGAATTTCTAATATTTCATTATGCAGCAGATAATAAAAGTTCCAGTTTCATCACTTCAGTTAAATAATGGTCAGATTGAGGGAGTACCAAAGAATCCAAGATTTATTAAAGATGATTCATTTGCCAAACTAGTAGAATCGTTGCGATCCCTTCCAAAGATGACTGAGATAAAACCTTTATGGATTTATAATAATGTCGTTATCTCCGGAAATATGCGATTACGGGCCGCCAGAGAGCTTAAATGGAAAGAAATACCGGTAATCATATTGCCTCCTGAAACAACAAAAGAAGAGCTTTGCGCTTATGCAATTTTGGATAATACGCACTATGGAGATCACGATTGGGATATTTTGGCTAATGAATGGTCTGATTGTCCTTTGAGTCTTTGGGGATTAAGTAATGAATATATAAGTGATGAATTAGAAGAAAGAGGGAATAATAATAAAAAATCAAATAAAAAAGAAATAGAAGTCACTTGTCCAATATGCAATCATAATTTTAAGATCAATGAAAACAAAAGATGAAATAAAATCTGCGCATAAAGTCGGCAGACCTGAGGTTGTTATCACAGAGCAAGATTGGAAAATAATCAATCAATCGTTGATGTCAGGCTGTGATGGAGCTTCAATTGCAAGGCATTTCGGAATGCATCCAGATACCTTTTATACAAAAGTTGTCGAAAAGTATGGAGAGTTATACAATATTTCGCTTTTTTCCGACTATTCAAAAGCAAAAAGGATTGAAGGAGATAATCTGATCAGAAATAAACAATTCGATCGAGCTAATTCAGGATCTGATACGATGCTTATCTGGCTTGGTAAACAGAGACTCGGACAAAAAGAAAAGGTTGAAAATGATATACATTTTAGCGAACCAATTACCGGCGTGATTATTAAAAAAGATGAAGATTGAAATCGCCTTTCAGCCGAAGCAAATTGAAGCAGCCGAATATTGGAATGATAATACAACTGAGGAAATATTATTTGGCGGCGCAAAAGGTGGAACAAAGAGCTTTACCGGTTCTGCATTGATTTTCATTGATGCTTTACTTTACCCCGGGACTTATTATTTTATAGCACGTCAAAATCTTAATGACCTTACGAAGTATACCACAGCTTCAATAACTGAGGTATTTTCATTTATGCATATACCATTTGAAAAGTATGTAAATTACAACGGTCAAAATAGTTATTTTGAGCTATATAATGGGTCAAAAGTCTTTTATATAGACTGCAAATACGCACCTTCTGATCCAGAATATCATAGATTTGGCTCTTTGCAGTTTACCCGGGGATGGTTTGAAGAAATTGGACAGATAGCATCTTTAGCAATCATCAATCTTTCTGCATCAGTCGGAAGATGGAAAAACTCAAACTACAATCTCAAAAGAAAGATATTATTTACCTGCAATCCATACAAAGGTTACGGGTATAATAATTTTTATCTTCCAAGTAAAAACGGGTCACTTCCAGAATATAGAAAGTTCATATCATCCTTACCAACAGATAATAAATATTTGACAAATGATTATCTGAATATGCTTGATCGCCTACCATCAGCTGAACGCGAGCGGTTAAAAATGGGCAACTGGGAATACGACAATGATCCTTCTGTTCTTATTGATTTTGAAACTATCAATAATATGTTTTCAAATATATATGTTAATGGCGGCAAAAAGAAGATTGTTGCGGATATTGCCCGTTATGGGTCAGATAGGGCCATAATAACAGTCTGGGATGGATATGTTTTAGTTGATTATGTAATTTTTAATATCTCATCAACGGTCGAAATAAAGAATGCGATAAATACTCTCAGGATAAAATATAAAGTACAATTGAGTGATATAGTCTGTGATGAAGATGGTGTTGGCGGTGGTATCGTTGATGAGTTAAGATGTCAGGGATTTTTAAATAATTCTACTCCTGAGAACAAACACTATCAAAACCTCAAATCAGAATGTGGTTATAAGTTAGCTGAAAAAGCATCTAATATCTGGATTAAATGCGGATTGCCAGAGAAAGAAGTTGAGATGATAAAGCAAGAATTAGGAATGCTGAAAACCTTCGATACAGACAAAGATGGTAAGCTCAGAATATTGCCAAAAGAGAAAATCAAAGAGCATATCGGAAGATCACCTGACTGGCTGGATATTTTTATTATGCGGATGTACTGGGATGTTGTTAACGTTAGCAATGGAAAGCAAAGATGGCACATGTAATCAAAATTGAAAAGCTCACGCTCAAGCAAATGATATTTGATCAGTCATATCATTCGCTGGCTGATGATCTCATTAATGTTCCGCTTCCTGAATCATTCAAAATATGCAATAAACGGTTCCCAATACCTCAATCAGTTGATGAGTTTTCAAAGAATCTTTGTTATGCTCAAAGGTTATTCTTGCCCCGAAAAGAAGATAACGACTTTGGCGCGATAGTCAGAACGATAGACGGCTACTATTATCCGATCGTGAATTGTAAAATGTGGGATGATGAAAAAGCTTTGCATTTTGGGAAAAATGTTTTATCTTGCAAAGTAATTGAACTTTACCCTGTGGCAATGAGATTGATTCAATATACATCTGACCTCCTCGAAAATGAATACCGGCTACTTCATCGGGAGCCAACAAAACAAGAAATTGCTGCCGGTGTTGACAAATTAAATATTTTCTCCGAACTTTACTCATTGAATTTTTTACGCGATGATATGAAGATTTCAACGCAAGAGGTTCTTTTAACACCATATAATGAAATTCTTGTCAGATTTATGATGCATAAAGAAACAGAAGATTTCAGAAAACGATATGAAGATCTGCTAAGAATGGAGGCTGAAGCAAAAAGTAAAAAAGGAATAAAAAAATGATAACATCAATAATTAAGAAGATACTCGCTGATTCTGGCTGTACGCTTGTAATTTATGAACAACCACAACTTGCAAATCTTTATACTGATCAAAGCAATTGCTTAGACTATGTCGGTGTTATCATGCAGCCAAATTCTGTCGATCTGGAAGTAAAAGGCAATGCAATCCATGAACATTATAATCCTTTGACTATTGACATAATTACACAAGTAGAACTTGAGGATAAGGCAGAAGTCAATGAAACTAAATTACAGAAGACATTAAATATCTGCAAAAGGATTATTGAAAGATTGATCAACGAAGCAGTATTTAAAACTATAACCCCGGTTACGGTCAATAAAATCCTTGAAACAAAATATGATGCAAATGCCATTGGCTGGACCATGAATCTTAATCTTTATTATCTTGCAAATGAAAATAAAGACGTCTGTAGACATGAAATCGTCTGAAAATTTAGACGACATTATTCCATCAAATCATCTTTTTGAATGATACCAGATATTACACCGGAACTTAAAGAATTGATTACAAATATCGGTAATCGCACCGGCTATAACGGTCAGAAGATACCTGAGTCAATTATGAAGATGTTTGAGATCGAGAATACAGATAAGAATGCCGGTATACTTGTCCCATATTGGCTGGGAGTTTTGCAGAAAGGGCGAGGACCGCGCAAGTCCAATAAAGATTATGGTCTTGTTAAAATTATCTTTTTATGGATGCAAAAGCATAATTTATTCAGATCAAAGATTCCAGCAGGACAATTGAATGAGGCGAAAAGTGTAACGTGGTATATTAATAAATATGGCAATAAGCATTTTCGCTCAAAGGCATTTATTGATGTCTACAAGACTGAGCGTGAAAAGACGATCAAAAAGATTGACGAAAAATATGGTAAGGCAATTTCAAAAATAACAATGGATGTGATATGATATCAGAGACGAGATTAAGAACTAAAGATCATGATTCAGGAACCTATGAAGAAAACTGGGTGACTGGTTACTTTATGACTCTTGATGATATAGTAAAAATCTGTCAGGCATATATAGCAGATAACCGAGATGGATTTATCTCAAATAACAAGGCTTATCTTGAATCAAAATTAAAAGAACTATGATAAGCCTTGTCAGCACTCCTGAGTATATTGTTCGGACTTCTCCGGAATTAACTTCCAGATGGGTTGCGACAGAATCGCCTAATAATTTTCGTTTGCTTCGCCATGACTTCGATATTGTCACGGCAGCAAATAATGGAGGCTTTTTAAGGTTGACGGTTGCGGCTGGAACATATACTGGAATTGCCGGAGATGTTATTGCAGTCTATAATAAAACTCTTAATGCAATGTATTCCGGAATTGTTCAGGCAGGATCAACGACAACGACTATAGATACAGATATTGCTTTCATAACCGGTTTTGATCCTTCAGATACCGCGCTTGATGCAACAAGAGCGATCACTTATATCAATGACAACACACTTCACGCCGGATATTATTTTGAGGGGCGCCTTACAATCAATGGTGTTCTTAACGCTCTTTCGATTGTTGCCTCTCCGGATTCATTTGGTTATGCTGATCTTGACGTTTCCGGGATATTGCGCATAATCACGACAATTGGCAAGACTGCGGATTATTCAGCACTCATCATGGCTGAGACAAATAAATCCGGGAACTTCTCTCTTGAATATCGCGAATGCTGGTACGGTTCCTCTAATGTTTGGATTCCGGCAGAAGGTTCACCTTCCGGAATATGGTATTATGCTGAGGCGGTCAGATCTGAAGAACAAGGTTCAAATCTTCATGAATACGTTGCTGATGATGTCAATGACGCACCGTTTTTTAATTCATTTGAGCAGCCGGTCTATTTTTTAGGTCTACCTTTCGATATTTCTTTTATCATTCCGGAACGCGCGGAAATATCTCCCGCATCTGATATTACAGTTACGCTCAGAACATATAATGCAGCTAATACTTTATTAAGCGAAAACGTCTCAACAATTGCAGCAGGAACAATGGAGGGGCATGTATGTTCCTTAAATATCGCACCTTCTGCAATTGAAATAAATGCTCATCATTTTACAGTTGAAATAACCACGCCATGAGTTTACTCTATTCTGCAAAGGTCCCTATATATAGTCGGTGGCGTGGTTATTATCTCAGATGGTATTACAACGGTTGGCATTATTGGTATTTCTTGCCCGGGCAAATAATCTTTGATACGCAAGGAGAAAAATATAGAACAGTCGGAACCAGAAAAGTGATAATTGGAACAGGTCAGATAACAGAATCTCAGGTGAAAGCGATCAGGACAATTGCAAATACGAAAGAGATATATATTTATGCTGATTCTGGCTGGGGGGTTGTCAGACTTGAACATAATCCAATCATTACCTATGATCATTATACTCATGGTTACGAGATAGAATTAAATATCACAATTGGCAGCAACGGAGTTTCAAAATCAGGATTCAGCCCGGCAATCATTTTGCCTGAGGTTCCTGCATCTTATGAATATTGCGAACTCCCTTGTATCGATGGTCAAACATGGATGTGTGCAAATTATGGAAGTGATTATCCGGGATCTCTGGATATTAATAATGATATATCAAATAGAGCAACGAGAGGTAAATTATATTCTTTCAATATGGTTAATTCTGCCGGTTTTTGCCCGACCGGTTGGCATGTGCCGACTGTCGCAGAATGGAATAAATTAGCAGTTGCTGCAGGAGGTTCATCTGTAGCTGGAAAATTAAAAGAGACAGGAACAACATATTGGGATTCTCCAAATACGGGAGCAAATAGCGAATTTGGCTTTAACCTGCGATCGACAGGTTATTATGATCTTGTATCTCATTCATTTCTTTTGTTTGGTCAACAGGCATTGATGTTAACATCTGATTCTTATGACGCAACGCATTGTTATTATGTGGAGGCTGAATATAATTCTGATAATCTCAATATCGGGCATGCTTTAAAAAATCAATTATTAGCTGTTAGATTGATAAAAGATAATCCTTGTCAAAATCCATTAAATTATGGTGCGCTGTATAACTGGTATGCTGCTAATGATGTAAGGAATATCTGTGCGGAAGGATGGAGTGTGCCTACAAAAACAGAATGGGAAACATTATTCACATACTTAGGGGGGAAGTCTATTGCAGGAGGGAAATTAAAAGAAATAGGGTTTACATATTGGAACTCTCCTAATACCGGGGCAACTAATGAGGTTGGTTTTAATGCCAGAGCCGGGGGATCGAGAGATTATTTTGATGGAACATATAATTTCATAAACAGAATTACATGGATTTGGACATCATCTTTAAATCCACCTACTTATGTGAACGGTCAATCAGCAAGCTTGTCTTATAATTCTGAAGTTGCAGTTTCAGATATTAATTCATCAAGATGTTCAGGGCGTAGTGTTCGTTTTTTCCGCCCAGCAAACGCGAGCGAACAGTTATTAGACGATGGTGAAGCGTGTGATAATTATATAGGTAATGATTTGAAGCAATACAGAACTGTCAAGATAGGGACTCAGGTATGGGTGGCAGATAACATTGCAGAAACAAAATACCGTGATGGAAGCTTAATACCAGAAGTTACGAATAATATCGCTTGGTCAGCATTAAATACCGGCGCATGGTGCGCATATAATAATGATCATGATAACATTTGACATTTTTAAAATATCGCTAATTGGTTTTATATTTTCTGCATTAGCGCAGGATCCGCACACTCTATTCACATGGTATGGTAAACTTATTGATAGGTTACCGTGGTACCTTTGCAAACCTTTGGGCGGTTGTTACCGTTGTTTTGTCGGACAACTTTGTCTTTGGTATTATTTGATCACGTATATTAATAATTACAATTTAATTGATCATCTATTTTTTATTGCATCAGGAATAATGATCTCGATGGTTTATAATAAGATTTACTGCCTATTAAAATGAAAATATCGCTCAAAAAGATATTAGTCTCAAAATGCAATGAAGGCATTTATCTTCGTTGGTGGTTCAATGGATGGCATTATTTCAATTTTACAAATGGCTATGAAATTGAGATGCAAACAGCATCATCAGACATTCAGGTATCTAATTTCTTTTCTTCAATATCAAAGATTGAGCGTGATACTCAGATAAAGTCTACTTATTCATATCAGGTTACTCTCCATGGAATCACGGCAGAAAATATATCCGGATTCACATCACTTCTAATGGCCGAAAAGGTTGAACAATATGAAGATTTAGTTTGGAGAGAAGTTGATATTACAAGAGGTGAACATTTGATTCATGAAGAAAATTCAAATGGATATATTTTTGATTTTGAAATCACACGTAAAGAGTTACCGGACAGCTCATCTGTTTACCAAAAATCATTGAGGCTTTATATTGGCGATATACTCTGTGATATGGATGATGATGAGATAATACCAGTCAACAAACAGGTAAATAATATTGCTGAACTTCAGGACCGACAATCAGATTTTACAGCTGAGTTTAAGATCAGAAAGACGCGGGCAATGAAAGCCCTTTTTGAATTATCCGGAGAAGTCGGGGCCAATACAACATTCCCTTTTGAAAGGCAGACCTGCAAACTTATAGCAGATAATATTGAGATAATCACGGGTGGAATATTGATTCTTCAGAAAGTAGATGACCAGTATTATTATGTCAATATTATGTCTGGTAATATCTCATTTTTTAATAAAATCGAAGGGTTAAAGATCTCTGACTTATCATTACCATCGACAGTTCACACGTGGGATATTGCGACAATGGCCGCAAGTCATTCAGAAGCGACTCCGAATATTGACTTTTGTTATCCTCTTTGCGAACCATCTGATGACGGATCGATAATTCCACTCAATGATGACGGTGATAAAGTCGAATTATATGGCGGTTGGGTCTGGCCATTTGTCAGAATAAAGGCAATATGGGATGAAATATTCTCAAATGCTGGATTTACAGTTGTTAATAGCCTGGTCATTGATTCTGATAAATTCAGAAAGCTTTTCATGCCAATTGCATCCAGAGAAATAACTGATACAAAGAAGTATCTTTATTCAATGTTTTGGAACGGACCGCAGACAACCGCGACAGATGCAAGACTTGGGATGCCAATTTTTCAGGGTATTACAGTAATTAACGGAGATACTAATTTTAAAGCTGGTTATTATGTTGCGCCGTTTTCAGGAACATATAATTTGTCAGTATCAGAATTATTTTATAGTATAAGCGGACCAGATCCGATAATCAATGTTTACAACAATTCTGTTTTGCTTGGACCAATGACTTTTAAAGAGATTGATGTCAATAGCAGAAAGATCTGGGAATATGCCGCTGAAGGAATTATATCAGGAGATGAGATACAGGTAAGAGTTTCTGCAGGGCTTTGGTTTTATTGGCAACTTTCGATAACGCAGATAACAGGAGCCGCCATCAGTTTTGGATCTTCTGTCAATCCAAAGTTACATCTTCCAGATATGACGCAAAAAGAATTTGTTAAGATGATCTGTAATCTGTTTGCTCTTGTTCCTGATACTGATGAGAAAAATAGGAAGATAACATTCTGGAATTATGATGAACTTTACAACAATACACTATTTGCCCGTGATTGGTCAAATTATCTTTCAGAGAGAGATGATGAAGTAGAGTTTAAATTTGGAGATTTTGCTCAATCAAATTATTTGAAATTCAAAGAGTCTGACGATGTTCTGGTCGATAATGGCAAAGGAACATTGCAAATTGATGATGAGACATTAGACGAAGAGAAAGAAATTGTCGAACTCTCTCTTTCAACTTGCGATGAGGTTATTGTTTTGGATCATAACTTCAGCGTTAAAACATCGCGTATTGGTTTCAATAAATGGAACGCTCAGGATTCAGTTTTCGATTCTGAGAAAAAAATAGATGCAAGAATTATTTATATTGATTATTGCAAAGAATTGGCTTCACCACCTTATACAAAATCGCTTTGGTTAAGATCGACAACGACACCTTACGCCGGATTATTTACTTCTCCTGCTATTGAGATTGTCACCCCAAAAGTCGCCCAATCATTGCCAGTTTCTTTTTCTACTCAAATAGTCTATTACGCTTCTCTTTCACGATTACTGACAAAACCAAATCTCAGGAGGGCGAAGTTTAATCTTCCTGTCTATGAGGTTGCGGGACTAAAACACAATATCCCTATTTACCTAAATCAATATAAAGCGTATTTTTACGTGAACAAAATTTCAAACTATGTTCCTGGAAAACTTTGTACTATCGAATTAATACGATTGTAAAATGGCAGATGAAACAAAAACATATCTGGTCAATGTCGAATCAAATCTTGACAAATATATTGCCGAAGCAGCGAAGGCAAAAAAGAATGTCGATGATTTAACGGCAGCGAATAATGAATTAAATAAATCTGGAACCGCAACCACTGAAGAAATTGAATCGTCAAATGCTCAATTGCGGAATGCTCAAAAAGAATACAAAGAAGCTAAACGGCTTGTTGATCTACAAACGACAGCCAATAATTCAAACGTCAATTCCAGAAAGCAATTAGCATCAATTGTAGAAATAGAGCAAAAACGTCTCGGATCTTTAGCAAATCAATATACAATTAATGAAAAAGGTCAAAAAGTATTATCACAGGCATATTTAGATGGTGTAAAAAAAGTTAAAGATGCAAAGGACGCAATCATTGCTTATGACAAAGCCCAATCAGATGGCAGATCATCGGTTGGATTATACTCAGAAGCCTTACAAGGTGCGTTAGGTAAATTTGAACGTCTGCCGGGACCGATCGGAACTGCTGCCGCAGCAACAAGCAAATTTGGAACAACATTAAAAGCTTTGGCTATAACCGGGGTGACTATTGCAATAACAGCAATAGCGGGAGCGGTTACGTTATTGGTAAAAGCATTTAAAGGAAATGATGAAGCATCCGAGAAGTTCGCAGGTGTCATGAAAGGTATCGGATTATCAATAAAGGAAGTTTTAGGGCGTATTGTTTCACTTGGCAAATCAATAGGAGAATTATTCAAAGGGAATTTTGCTGAGGCAGCTAATCTTGCTAAGGAAGCTGTCACAGGTTTTGGTTCATCTTTAAAAAATGCTTATGGCGCAGGCATCAAAGCACAGGAAGTATTAAATCAAATTGAAGATGATGAAATCGCATTACTTGAAAAAAGAGCACAAAGAGAAAGAGATATTGCTGAATTAAAAAAGAAATCACGCAATGAAGCCGAAGGATCCGTTAAGCAGGCAGAATATTTAAGAAAAGCAGATGAGTTAATAACTGCTAATTTAAAAGATGAACTTGCATTACAACAAAAGAGAGTTGATTATGCACAGATAATCCTAGATAACACTAATAATAATCAGGTTACTGACGAGATGCGCAGAAATCTTGCAGAAGAAAAAGCAAAGATGATGGAACTCGAAACGCAGGCGCTTAACGAGCAGGGTGGATTAATGAAGAGATTAAACAGTCTTGAAAAAGAATCAACAAAAGATAAGGAAGCAGCTTTGACTGCAATTGAGAAACAAAAGGCTGAACTTCAAAAAGAACTCGAAGATTATCATAAAAGCATTGCAGATCAAAAAAAGGCAGACGCTGAAGCGATTGAAGATAAGAAGCAAAAGGACATTGAATACGCAGAATGGAAAAGAGAACAAGAAGTTATAAATGCTGAAAATCTTTTACAAATTCAAGAGTATAATAACGAAAATGAATTTTCAATAAGGCGTCAAAGACTGGAAGAAGAACATCAGAAAGAGTTAGAAATGGCTGAAAAGTCTGGCGCTGATAAAAATATCATTAATCAGAAATATACAGCAGCAGGAATTGAACTTGCTAAACAAGAACAAGATGCAAAAATTGCTATTTATGAAGGTTTTTCAAGTTCGATAGCAACATTATTTGGCGAAAATACAGCACTCGGAAGAATAGCTGCTGTTGTGTCTACGACGATTAGTACATATCGTGGAGCGATGGCAGCGTTTGCGGAGACGCCAGGAGGTGTTATTATAAAATCCATGGCAGCGGCCACCGCTGTAGCAACCGGGATAGCATCTGTCAAAAAAATACTTTCTACAAAATCAAATCTGCCTGGTGATAAAAGTGGAGGATCTTCTTCGATGCCGACCGCCATAACAACATCTACGCCTACTCAATTTAATTATGCAACTGCTGCCGGAGCGACTACAATAACGCAACCGACATTATCACAATCACAGGTAAACGCTCTGCCAAATCAGCAAGCATTAAGTGCTGATGATATTGCAAATGCAATTTCAAAATTACCTGCGCCCAAAGTTTCGGTTGAAGATATTAATGCAAAAATAAACGCAGTTAACAAAGTGGAGGTAAGAGCAACAATATGATATTATTCAATTATATCAACGAAAATCTAAATAGAATTAAAAAAGAGGCCAGATTAGGATTAATTTCTTGCGCTATATTCAGACACTTCCAAATTTATAGCAGATATTCATATTATGTAAAATTAGGAAACAATAAAACTAATTCGGTAATTTATACCTGTAACGATTTTCAGATGGAACAAAGATCTGTTTATTACATAATCAAAAAAATGGAATCAGAGATATGACAATTGAAACATTCGTAACGTCTTATAATGAAGAAAAACTTATACCATATGTGATGCGATACTATGGTCAGTTTTCAAAAGTCACATTTTATGATAATGAATCGACCGACGATACGGCAAAAATAGCGAAACAATTAGGTGCCGAAGTAATATCGTATTCTTGGAGAAAAGAATTTGATGACCTCGATTTGTTATGGATTAAAGATAATTGTTGGAAGAGATCGAATGCAGATTGGGTTATCCTTGTTGATGCTGACGAATTTGTTTATCATAAAAATATTGTGGATGTTTTAAAAAAATCAAAAGCAACAATAATTCATCCTACATATCACAATATGTTTTCTGAATCATTCCCGGTTATAGAAGGACAAATATTTGATGAAATAAATATGGGTACTCCTGACGGTGGTATTTGGATAGCAAAAATGAACATCTTCAGACCTAAAGAAATTAAGCAGATGAATTATCATGTCGGATGTCATTTTGCAGATCCGGAAGGGACTATTATAATTGATGAAAATTCAGGAATAAAAACACTTCACATGAGATTTTTAGACAGAGAATATACATATAATCAATATCAGAACAATCGCAAAAAAAGAAGTCAATTAGATAAAAATAATGGCTGGTCTGTTCAGTTTGATTGGAGCAAAGAAGAGATTAATGAATATTTTGATGAACAAAAACCAAAATTAATAAAATTGATATGATACCTTACGAGACTAAAACACTTTGGAATCCGACAAAACAGCTTAACGTTTTATCAGCATGGGAACCGTTAAAGTTTGCAATACGCGGAATATTATTTGAGTTCCAAATAAAACATACTTTAGCTCTTGAATTCGGTGTTGAACGTGGATTTTCAACAGTTATACTTTCGAACTATTTTACAAAGGTTATCGGAGTGGATCCATTTAATTGGAAGTTCAGCGATGGAGAAGATAGAACATATTTAGGAGTTCTCAATTTATTGAAAGATTATCCTAACATTCAGCTCATTCAGGCAATGTCAGATGAATTTATCAAATATCCATTTTATGAGAAATATGATTTGATTCATATTGATATCGGATATGAGACGCATTGTTACGCTACAACATATCCGGCTGCGGAATGGGCAGTACAACATTCGGATTGTGTGCTTTTTCATGATATATTTAGCTTCCCGGAGATCGGGCAAGTTTGTGAGGAGCTAGCTGCAAAATATGGATTTGATTATTATGGATATTCTGAGCCAGTTGGCCCAGCTGGAATTATTTGCGGACTTGGAATATTAATTAAAAAGAAATGATAGCATTAATAACACCAACTGGCGCGAGAAAAGATCAATTTTTGCTTTGCGCAAAATGGATGAAACGTCAGGATTATACCGGAAAAGTGCTTTGGATAATTGTCGATGATGCACTTCCGCTAACGACTAATATTGTTCAGCCTGAATTTAAGGAAAACTGGGAGATCATTAAAGTATATCCACGTCCTGTTTGGAATGGAGAAAACACACAGGGAAGAAATATCAAAGCTGGAATTGATGCATTAATGACTAGTGAACATTATGCAGAAATCAAAGGCATATTTATCATTGAAGATGATGATTATTACAAAGAAAATTATCTTACTGAAATGACAAAGAGGCTCGGTCTTTATTATCTAATTGGTGAAACTAACACGATTTATTATAACGTTCATTGGCGTCAACATTGTGACAATAATAATCGTCAACATGCAAGCCTTTTTCAGACTGCTTTTACAAAAGAATTACTTCCTTTATTTATTAATTGCCTAAATAATAAATTTATTGATTTTGTCTTTTGGAATAAGGCATCAAATAAACTATTATTTCAAGCCGGAACTCTGGCGGTTGGAATAAAAGGTATGCCCGGGAGGGGAGGAATTGGCGCGGGTCATAAAAGGACAATGGCTTTTTTACAGGACCCAAATTTGACTTATCTTAAAAATCTTATAGGAAATGATGACGCAATGGAGTACGAAAGATATTACAGCAATAACAGTCAGCCACAACACGGTCTTTTATTTACAAAAAGCAATTGAATCATTCAGGCGGTTTCATCCTGATATGAAATTGATTATAATTGATGGCTCAGATCAAAACGACCCATGCCGAAATTATGTTAAATCACTTGCATCTGAAAAAACAATAGTTGCGCTTTGCAATTATAATATTGGTCATGGTCGCGGAATGGATGCAGCAATCAGAATGTGTAAAACTCAATTTGCATTAATATTTGATTCTGATACCGAATTTGTAAAGTCACCAGTTGAGGAAATGCTGAATATGATGGAAGAAGATACCCTTGGCGTTGGATACATGGAAAAAACTGCATTTGATGGTTATGAATACGGCGCAAAACCTCAACATAAGAATCAGGGATATATGTATATGATGCATCCATTTTTCCATTTGCTTCAGGTTCCGGAATATTTCAAATATCATCCTTACGTTCACCACGGGGCGCCTTGCTATAAAACAGCCCTCGATGTTCATAACAGAGGATTGACAGATAAGGTCTATAAAAGATTTCCGGGACTCGGACATACTGCAGGAAAAGGTTGGTGTTGGAATCCCGTGCCGCCTGTTTGGATAATTCATAATACAGCTGGAACACGAAAAGAAAGAGTGAAAAGAGGTAAATCTGAAATTGAACCGGGATGGGAATATTAAAAGTTGCAGTTCTGGGTCTGGGACCTTCTGTCAAATTATTTAATCCAAATGATTTTGATATTTCGATAGGAGTAAATGATATCTTCAGATATTTTCAGACTGATGCGATTGTCTGTCTCGATTACGAAAGGTCGTTTACTTCTGACAGATTGAAGATTATCAAAGAATCAACTCCAAAAAAGTTATATAGTCAAATCGCGAACTGGGATTATCTGCCAAATTTTGAATACATAAAAATATTGCCTGGCTATCCGGATAAAAAAATTAACTTGAGTCTGGATGGTTATTGGAAATCATTTTGCAGTCCTTTTGTTGCTGCACAAGTCGCCTTTAAAATTTATCATGCTAACGAAATCCATCTTTTTGGAGTTGATTTAATCAATCATCCAAGACTCGACAAAACAATATCCTTGAAAATCAGAGATCATT